CTGGAGGTAGAACCAATGCTGCCGAACACACCGGCCAGGCAGGACAGCAGGTCCTTTTGGCGCTGGTTGGCAACGTAGTCAGCGATCTTGGCGCCGATGGCGGCCATGGGATCGGCACCAGCAGCCAAGGCTGCCAGGTCTCTGCTTTCGAAGGCACGCCCCCGATGCAAAATGACTCCTACTTGCTTGTCAGCAGTGATCTTGCCGGGGGTCAACGAAGTGCTATCGGTCAGCACCTCGAAGTCGCCGGAAAGGTTGGCTTTCCAAAAAGGGACGTTGATAAAGTCACCACCCTCAGTAGCATTCAGCTCCGCCAGGGGCTGCACCACACCGCTAGCCAGAAAGGCATCGCGGGCGGTAGTGGCCTCAATGACGTAGGGGGTGAATACTTCTGGAATGATGATGTCAGAGCGAAGAGTCGCCATGATTCATCTCGGGGAAATGGTTTACGGTGTGGGCGCAGCCCAAAGCACCAGCGCAGCCGGTTGCTGGCAGCTTAACGGTTAGCTGCTGCCTTCATGCGATCGTACAAATCACGATCAGTGCGGAACAGTCGCGCCTGTTCAGTCAGGTTGAAGCTATCACGGCTGAATGGATTGGCCATGCCTGCAGGAATGCCGCCAGTACTGGCGCCGGCTGACGGTGCGCCGCTGCCTTGAGGTTTGGGTTGCTTCTGCATCCATGCCGGCAAGGTCTTTGCCCACTCGCTGACAGGCGTGCGCTGATAGCCGTCAACCACCACCACTGTGCCGTCAGGGTCACGCTCGATCTGATCGGCGCTCAGCTTGGTCTTAAGCACCAAGTCAGGGTCATGCACGATGTCGGCCAGTGCCGTCACTGCTGGCGTGACCAGCTCCAGTTCGCGGACGCGGCTTTCCAGTGTGGCAATGCGCTGGTCCTTTTCCGTCGTCGCCTCACGGAACTGTTGCTCCAAAGCCTGTCGCGCCTCTTGATACTTACCTTGCGACTCAAGCTGCTGCTGTTCGTGGTTGCGCTTGAACTCCAATAGCTCATTGACATCAACCCCATCAGGCAACGCTGGCGCCTTTTTGGCAGCACGCAATTCTGCAATCAGCTCTTTGTTTTTGCGCTCTAATGCCTCCACGCTGCGTTGCAGTGCGTCGGTATTGTCACCCCCGGTAGCCGCAGGCTCCTGGGTTTGTGTTTCATCAGACATGGATAAGCCGCAGGCTTAATTACGCTGCCATCGTAATGGCGCGTGGTGATCGTGTCAAAGCGTGAATGGGACACACCAACCCGTGAGCCATGGAATCCGCTGATCAAGCAGTGCCTTGACGCAGTGGATCGTCATGAGCACCTGTACCGCAGCACCGGCAACGGCTGGCATGCGGCCAAAGCGCAAGACCTGCGGTGGTACGTCGCTGAGCTAAAGGACTGGATTCACCGGCAGGAGGCGGCTACCACTTCACCTTGTCCGCCCAAAACGCCGGCGACATCTTCCCGCGAGCAATGTTACTGGCGTGCCTTGCCTTGAAGGATGCCCGCCTGGCTTTGTCCGCGTCTGATTCACCTTTACGCGGTGGGCTGCCGCTGACGCCTTGCTGGCCGAACCGGATCAGCTTGACGGTCTCGCCTTCTTTGGCCAGCACCGCATGGGATTTGGTCGGATGGTTTGGCGTCCGCTTGGGTTTGTTGTAACCCTCAAACTGCTCGCCGCGATAGGTGATCATCGCCGTGGCGCAGGTTTCAGCTCTGACCGCTTTTTGATGACCGCGTTGCCGGTTGACTCGGATTTGATCCGCACGATCGGATCGTCCATGCTGCCGACGCGGGTGACGCTACCGCCGCCTTGCGTTGGTATGGTCGCCCGCTCGCCGCCAATGCTGGTGATCACGCCAAAGGTGCGTGTGCCTTGGTAGTTCCAGCTAACCCGGTCGCCGCGTTTCATTTCTTCTTGCCGCCTTTCTTGGGCATGGGCTTTTGAGGCTTGGCTGGTCCGGTGTACTTAGGCATCACTTTTTACCTTTGGGTTTACGGGCTTTGCCGGCTTTGGACAGGGCGATGGCGACGGCTTGCTTTTGCGGCTTGCCGGCCTTCATCTCAGCTTTGATGTTGGCCGAGATGGTCTTCTGTGAGCTACCTTTCTTTAACGGCACCGTACCGAGCCCGCAACTGATCTAATGTTAGCTCTGACCCGTCGTCGCGGACCAGCTTGGCGATGGCGGCATCAGCACCATATTTATCCGCCAGCTTGCGGAAGTAGGGAGCCTTGCTGCCCAGCGCTTGCTGCTGACGGGCAAGCACATCTGCTTTGGATTCGCCTGGCATCTTGTCGTATAGCCATTTGCCGTAAGTGGTGTCGACCGGCACCTGCCCGCCAGCGCTTGCGCGGGTGCCTTCTGGTGGTGGCGTGAACCCTAGGGCTTTGTAGTCAATGACCGGCACGGTTGTGCTGCGGCAGTTGAAGTGCTGCGGCGGTGTCGGTCCTTTGCCGTATTCAAACTCTTGGCCATCAAGCGCCCGACAGATCGCGCTGGTGCGGGTGTCGAGTGTGGCGACGTACCTGTAACGCGGCGTGATGTCTTGGTTCGCCTCGTACACCTGCTGGCTGGCGGTGTTAGCTACCTGGTTGATGCTCGTGCGAACGAGGGCGATGACTTGGTTGTCCGCCACTGCTGTTGCCTGCCCGCCTGCAGCGATGAGTTGCTTGACGGTCTTCGCTTCCTCGCCAAACTGCAGGCTGCCGATCAGCCGCTTAGCAATGGCAGGCGTGGGTTCGCCGGTCAGCAGCCCTTGCCGCACCACCTGCGAGAACCGCTCTGCCTGATCGACGGCGATGCCCCTGAACGCCTTGGTGACTACCTCGCCATTGGGCAGTGTGATGGTGGCACCCTGCGCAGCGGTCAGATTGAACGTGGCAGGTGCGCCCTGTACTGCGGCGAACAGGTCATCACTCAACGCCACCACGTTGAGTTGCGTTGGATCCGTCGTGACCACGCTCTGCGCAAACTGCGGGCTGATTTCAACGGTGCGCACTGCATCACGAGCGCCAGCAGGTAATGCACGCCGTAACTGCTCGGCCACAAACTCAGACTGCAATTGCGCGATGCCTTGCAGCTCGGTTGCCGTGATCTCCGTTGCATCACCTGCCCAGGTGCCGAGGCTGTCCTTTAGCTGCGCCAGGATCGCCCGCAACCGTGCCGCCTTGACCGGCGCTGCCAGCTCATCAATCGTTCGCAGTTGATTAACTGCATCAATGATGATGTCGTTGTATGCATTAATGATGCGCCGCGCAACGCTATTGCTGAACCTGTTCAGGTCGATCGCATTGCGGTATAGCGCTTCTGGTGTGGCCATTAGATGACACCAAGTTGCTCAGGGCGATATTGCGACCTGATGCTTACATTGGCGCCGCGGGTTAATGCACCCTGCACTGCTGCAGCGAAGGCGTCGTAACCGTTTTGGCCGTCTTCCATGATGCGCAGCTCATCCACTTCATCGGCTTTGCCGTCTTTGTACCATGTCAGCCGGATGACAGCTAGCACTTCATCAGGCAGGTCGCAAACGGTGTAGTCAAGTTCCTGCTTCCTGGGCTTCTTCGGCTCCATCCATATCATCAGGTCCACTAGCCAGTCTGTCAGCTTGTCCAGCAGACGGTAGATCAAGCCCCGCATTGGATGTGGCCTCCAGCTCCTCGTCTACATCAAAGTTATCGCCCAGCACATCGCCTTCGGCCAGCTCACGCAGCAGGGTCTCTTGGCTGATGGTGCCAGCGGTGTAGAGCGACAGCAGCGCGGTAATGTCCTGCGGTTCAAGGCGTGCGCCGAGGAAGTCGCGGTTGACGTAAGCGCTGCCGGCAGCGGTGGCGTTACCGAGGTACTGCGCGTGAAACTGCAGGCAGTTGTCGATCATGTCCTGCATATTTTGCGCGATCACCATCATGGTGCTATCGCCTTGGCTGCGGTCAATGCGCTTGGCTTCTGCGGTCTCGGCGCTCAGCTTCTGGCCTAGCACTGCCGACAGCCCTAGCTCGTTGATCTGCAACGCAAGCTGCTCAAGACGGCGGAACTGCGCCTCAAAGCTGCGGCCTGCTGGTTCGATGTACTCAGCGCGGCCTTCAGCAGGAAATGCGATCGCCTCACCAGGTCCGGCTGATACCTCTTCGGCGCTGGACGGGAAGCCGAACAGCGCCAGCATGGGCACCGCTGAGACATGGAGGATATTGTCGAGGTCAGATTGAATCTGGTAGGTCTTTAGGTTCAGCTCTGCGATGTCTTCCAGCGGCGGGCGCGACTCCATAAAACCATGCCGCTGCGCGTAGGCGATGCTGAACGGGATTTGGCTAAGGCTGGTTCGGCCTTCATCGACGACGGTAAACTCACCGCTGTCCTGTTTGCGGTGAATGCGGTACTCGCCAGGCGTTAGGACACGAACCTGCTCGACGGACTTCTCGCCAAACTCGCCATCAGGCACTGTGACGACTTCAGATAGCCGCAACTGGGTCAGCACCTGCCGGCCTTCTTGCGTCTCGGTGCGCCAACCAAGGATCTGCCTAGGCGTGTAGGTCACCCAATAGGGTCGACCCCCATTAGCTGGTGCATCCACCAATGTACCAATGTGGCCATAACGAACCATCTTCCGGGCGGCTTCATAGGTCCAGACATTGAGGTCATTGCCTTGCAGGTCGACGTCGAACAGTTGCTCGCGGATGATGTCGGCAGTGTCATCCAATCGCACTGGTTTACGGGTCAGCATGCCGCCCAGCATGCGCTCTAGGCGGATGTAATACGGCGGGCAAACGCTACGGGCTAGGCGGTTGTCGTAGGACTCGTCTAGCTCGCGTGGCTCTTGCGGCAGGTAACGACGATGCTTTTTGCGCATGCCATAGGTGCCCTGCAGCAGATCTTCGATCAAGATCCAATGCGGCTCTTGCGCGTACCAGCTTGTATTGGGATCGTTGACCTTCGATACGGTGCGCTGTGCTAGCGGCCGGTCGTAGAAGTTGTACCCGCTATACACGACCGCTAGCTGCTGACAATGCCGTCAGTTTACGGCTTCAGTCCCTGATGACAGGCCGGGTGGTTGTGATGCGCCTCGGCGGCCTGATCGCGGCCGACGCTGATGCCGACGGCGTACATCATGAACAGCAGCGCCAGGGCAGCGCAACGGTTGATCCAGGGATTGGTGGTCATGGTTGGGATGGTAGGTGGGCGGCCGTACTGGCCGTGAGCAAAAGATACCAGCGTCCGCCGCCGTGGTCAACCCTAGTAAAGCCTGACCCCAGTGCCGCGGCCAGCGCCAGCATGCAACGGGTTGAACTCGCGCCACACCAAGTAGCCGAGCGCGTCGTTCATGTGGTCAAAGCCGGCGTCCTTGTCCGGCTCGCCCTTGTCGCTGTAGCACTGCAGCTCCAGGCACTCGATCACGCGACGGCAGCTCTGCGCCACCTGTAACCGCACCTGCCCTTTGCCGTTCTCTAGCAGCGCCTGCACGGCTGCTACTCGGTCACGCACTGGCGGGTTGCTCCGTGGTGACTGGTTCGACATGCCATAGGACTCCAGGATCTGGATGTCGGTCTGACTGGCGTTGGTGCTGCGGCTGCCACCGCTCGCGTCGGGATAGATGTAGATCTGCTGCTGCGGGTGCCGGCGACGGATCTCTTGCGCCAATGCGTCGGTGTCATGCGCACCGGCGATCTCGTCGATCACCAGCAGGCCGTTATTAAGCCGCACGGCGATCACGGCAGACATGTTGCCTACGTTGAAGTCAATGCCAACGCGGATCGGCTCGCGGGTGATGTCTGGCACTGTGGCCGTGACATGCTTTGCCCGATCGAAACGGTCATATACCTGCCCGGTTGTCAGGTTGACGAACTCGCCGTCCAAGTACGCCCGTAGCAGGCTGGGATCGTAGTTGGCTTCCAGCCGCTCGATGAAGTCCGGCGGCAAGTGCGGGTTGTCTGCCGTGCGCATCTTGATCAGCTGCCGGTCTGGCCGCTGCTTGGCCTCATCGCTGCCGAACGTGTTCCACATCCACCGAAAACCTTCTGGTGTGGATGCCGCGCCAAACTGCCGGACGTTGCCGGACCGCAAGCGGCCGAGG